CGCCGCCGAGCCGTTCATCCCGCCGCCGCGATAGTTCTCCAGCTTGCGGGTCAGTTTAGGCAGCGTCACCGAGCTGACGACGCCCATGTAGCTCAAGCCGTCGTTAAACAGGTTGAGGTATTTCAGCTTACGAGGCATTCCCATCGGTTGAGTTCCTTAGCTGTTGGCCGTTGAACCTAAGCTCACCAGATATTTATCGGTGATGCGTTGGCGTAGGGTGAGGTTTTCCAGCGGTGGCACTGGCGTGTAGTCGTAATCGATATAGAGTTTTCCGGCTTTCAGGCTCTCTTTATCGTTGGCGCTCTCGTCATACCAACAATCCGCATCGATGATATAGCCGCCGGTTTTCAGCTCGCGGAATTTGGCCTTAATCCCTTCGACAATGTCGCGGATAAGCGTGGCGGTCATTGGTTTATCTACTGCCCATTGATGCGCCTCGGCCATGGTGTCGGCCAATACCTGCGCGGTGCGGGTGTAGTTCTCGAACATAAACAGCGGGTCGTCAGAGCAACAGCGGTTGCCCCAAAAGCGGAAACCATCGGAGCGCACCAGCGTAGTAACACCGGCCTCGTTGAGCAGGTCGGCATCGGTTCCCGGTGCCTGTAAATCCCAAAATACCGAGGCACTAATCCCGGTGACGCCGTTCACACCGACGTTAGACAGGGTTTTGTGCCAACCGGTCTCTTGGTCAATCTTGGCGCGCAGACCTAATGCGCGCGCCGTCGCCCATGCTGTATTACTGGCGTTGGTGGTGGTATTCCATGCCAAGAAGTCCGGCCAAATCAGCATCAGCTCGCGCTGGCTGAAATTGTCGCGGTACTTGATCGCATCCGACAGGGTTTTACAGCCCCATGCGCTGATATAGCCAAAGGCGCGCAACTGCTGACAGACAGCCGCCAGTGCGACGGCCACCTCTTTGGTATCGAGACCCGGCACGCCCAAAATGCGCGGTTTGACGCCGGTCACGGCTTTCGCGGTGAGTAACGCTTTTAGGCCGGTGTATTGGCCGTTCTCATCCGCGCCGCCGATGATGTTGGAAATGGTCGCCGCTTGGATCGCTTCTTCGTCATCACCTTCGCCCTCGGCCACGCGCACCACGACGGTAATGGGTTTGCACTGGTCGCCAATGGCCGCCAGCGCGTCGGCTAAGGTGCCTTTTGTCCCCGCTTTACCGGCAGCGGCCACCACGTCGGTAATCAGCACCGGCACATTGAGCGGGAACATTTTTTCATCTGCATCCGACGCGGTGCAGACCATGCCAATAATGGCGGTTGAAACGGTGGAAATGACGCGGGTGCCGTCGTTAATTTCGAGCACCTGCACGCCATGTTTAAAATCGGGCATCGTGTTTGACTCCGTGAGAAAGTAGCAAGGCTATTGTGTTGTGCGTGGACGGGAACAGCGAGCAATGGCCGACGTTCGGGCGGTGAAACAACAGGCAAAAAAAAAGCCCTCATACGAGGGCGAGAAATAACGGAAACTATCAGGCGGGTAACGGCGGCCAATCAATATCAGGAGCCGATGAGATATCAACTCGGCTGAGTAATACTCGGTAGGTTTTCCATGCCTTAAGTTCGATCAATTCATCCTCGGTCGCGATGTCTAAATCCGAGGCATCTTGTAGAGGCGTAATTTTTTGATTGGCCTCGGCCATCAGTTGTGCGCGGGTTTCTTCAGCCTGAGCGAGTAATTCAGATTTAGGCACCTCGCGAGGCGCTAATTTCTTACCGTCAAAAATCCAATTATCGTCGGGCTGCTCAGGGAACCCTTTAGGAATTTTATTTTTATCGACTTCGAAAACAGATAATGACACCGGCCATAACATAGAAACATCAAATGATGAACTTCGGATGATGGCTTGATCATCGCATGCAATCTTTAGGGTATTGTCCTTAAACTTACTTTGGGATTCATACCAATCTAAGCCATTCTCATCAATTAAATGCAGTGCATCATCTGATAATTTCTGAGTTGGCTCGTATATCTTTAAATTTAATAATTGCATTTAATCACCCTGAAATAGTTACCCATGTTCCATTAATATTTCTTTGGATAGGCTTGTAATAAAGAGCATGCACTCCCCAATTAACAGACCATACGGAAGTTACGACACAACCAGCCGGAATGGTAAAACTCCCATCACCTGTCCTAGCCTGCGTTCCCAAGCGCACATCACGCATATATCTCCCGTCTGATTCCCCTTTTGTATAAGCTTCTCCGGCTGGCGTGTAGTTACCTTTAAGCTGAAATCGGGCATCGCTTACCGCCTTGGTATAAGCTTCTCCGGCAGGCGTGTAGTTACCTTTAGGCTGAAATCGCGAATCGCTTACCGCCTTGGTGTAGGCTTCTCCGGCAGGGGTGTAATTACCTTTTGCCTGATACCTCGTATCAAAATTGTTGTAACTAGACGGTATTATCTGGCCGGTGAATGAAAAAACACCGGTATTCCAATAACCATACATTCGCCCATTAGCGTATAAATCCACCTGACCATCGACAGAGCTGCGCAAGCCAGAATCGTTGTCCCCAATAGCCAGAAAGCCGTTACCAACACTACCCACTTGGATCTGGTTTTTAACGGTTAAATTGCCATTAAGCGTGCCGCCGCTAATAGGTAATGCCCCGACATCATTGGCACTCGGTTTATTCATGGAGTCATAGACAACTCGCCAAGCGCTCCACGTCCCCACGTAGAGACCACGACGCCATTGCCTCCCTGCACCACTAGAATATTCGGTATAAATTTGAGTGGTGCCAGCATCCTGCAAAACCTGCAATGAACCGGCTTGAGTGCTGGGATAATTTAATGCCAGAGAGGCGTTAGCATTGGCGGAGTTAAACCAAATACCAGGTTCAGTCAGCGTGTTTAAGTTCGTCCCCGCACTAATCCCCCCAAAAAATGGGATTGCACGAACATCAGCCGCAGAGGGTTTATTTAATGGCCCATAAAGTTTTTGAATATGCTTAACAACAATCGCGCCATCGCTTTTGTTCACCGCGAGCCATTCAACGGATAGGTTCCCTGCAGAATCAACAAAGAGGTTGGCGGTTAATCTCTGTTTGTTATCACCGTTCGATCCATACGATAAGTGAATGCCCGTTCCATAACCGCCAAAATGACTATTTGCAGTGCCGCCACCTTGATTAAAAAAGGCATTGCCAATACTGGTTGGCGATAAAATATCGCTATCCACCATACCCACACCACTCGCCCCCAGTCCCCATGCGCCATTTATCATCAATGCATTAGGGGTATTATCCGTAATAGATTTTTGAACATTGGCGATTGCGGCAGTGCCGAGCTCTAAATTCTTACGCGCCTGCGGCTTATCTTTTAGGTCAGACAGATTTTTATCTTTCTCTAAACGCGTATTGGCGTTGTCGTTGGCCTTGCCTGCATTTTCGTCTGCGGTTTTGGCGTTTTTGTCAGCCTCGAGCGCTTTGTCATACGCGGCTTTAACAGCTTTCGGCGTGGCGGCTAACGTCTCGCTGTTGCTATTGGTGGCGCTGCTGAGTTGTGTAAAACCTTTCTCTTTGAGCGTGGCGTCAGGATGGCGGCGCGATTGCTCATGCTCTAATAGCCTTTCATCAACGTATTCCTGTGTAGCAAGCACGGTCGAGCTATCAATCAGCAAATTCACCGTGTCCATATCGCTGACAATCACCACCATGCGCAGGGTCTGCGCACGGCCTGAGCCCTCGGATAATAGCGGCTTGTAACTCTCGGCTATATTACTGACCGCAATCAGATCGCCGACCTCGTCAAACAGACCGAGCTCACGCATCCAAAAGCCGCCAATCTCCGGTGGAATAACCAGCTCGGCCACTAAGTAATTTTTATGTTTCGCGTCAACACTGACTTTATTAAGCGCGGCGCGGTGCTTCTCGGCAATCAGCTTGGTTTGTGCTGGGTCAGGCGTGGGCAAGGTGCCGCCGCCGTCACCGACGGCCATCTGGGTGAGGTTGATTTTTGTCCCGCCAGCGGTGGCGGCGGCAATCTTGGCCGCGCCGATTTTGGTCAGTACCGCCTTATATTTTTGTGCCATCGGGTTAGCTCTCTAGGTCAGGGTAAACGGTAATAATGTCGCCGTCATACAGGGCGACGCCGGTGTAGGCATAACCGGCGATATCTTGAATAATATTGAGTCCGATGAGGTGGCGACTGGCGGGCTTGGCGTCTGCGATGAGTCGCTCCATCTCATGATACATTTCCTCGGTGATACCGCTTTCCAGTACGCCAATATCAAGCCGAAAGGTGCCGGGCGGGTCATTGGTCTCCCACCATTCATTGACGTTAATCACATAGCCCAGCGGCTCAACCACGCGACGCACGGCGCTAATGGTGCCTTTACGACTGTGGATGTAATACGCCGCCGCAATCACCTCGCGCTTGGTTTCTTCCGGCCATGTCGCGTCCCAGCGGTCAACCGAAAACGCCCACGCCAGATAGGGCAACAGGTTGACGGGGCAGGTTTTCGGGTTCCATAGCTGGCGCAGGGGTATCGGGGTTCGTTCTATCTCAGCACAGGCAATCGCGGCGGCCACCTCCAGCGGCGAGGAGCCAACCGGTAACGGGCGGTTATCACTCATCCGCGCCCCCAATGGTGATCGCATAATCAGAGCAATAGGACGCCTGAGTCTCATCGAGCACGATATCGGCTACCGGCTGCGCCAGCTCAACGCGCTGCACACCTTCAACATGGAGCGCGGCATAAATGGCCGATTTGCGAATATCACGCCCAAGGCGGTGCTGAGCGGTGATGTAGGCTTTTAGCTTAGCCTCAGCGGCTTCGCGTACTGGCTCGACTTCCGGCCCCGGATAGAGATAGAGCTCGGCCTCAATCTGATACGGCACAATTTTGGCGCTTTGCTCCGTGACACGGTCGGCAACGGGGCGCACGTCCTCGGCGTTGAGCACTAAATCGACTTTCTGGATCAACTCATCGCTGGCCGCGCCGTTCCCCTCACGCGAAAGCACCGAGACGGTGACGCACGCCGGTGACGGACTGATGACCGACACGTCGGCGACTCGACCGTCGGCACTGCGGCCATGGAATTGATACGCGCCCACGGAACCGGCCACGCTTAACCCCTCAAAGGCTTGCTGAATACGTACCCGAAAATCGTTGTCGGATTCCAGCACAGCGGCCAGAGGGGGAATGACGGTGGTGTCGGCGGGTGTGATGACCAGACGCTCAACGTTATAGTTCACGCCAAGGTTATCCAGATCGCCGCCGGTGGCATAAGCCAGCATGTTCGCTCGGGCGGCTTCGTTTACCCGTTGACGCCACATCACCTCGCGGTAGGCGCTTTCTTCGAGCAATTTGGTTAAGGGTTCGGATTCAAGCTGTAAGGTACGCGCCACCGCTTCACGCTGGCTCTCGTCACACAGCGACAACAGCGTCGCCTTGCGCTCGGCTAAAATGCTTTCGTAGTCCAGCACCTCAACCACATCGGGCGCGGGGAGCTGGCTCAGGTCAATGGTTGCCATGGATTAACTCACAGGTACGTTAAG